GTTGCAAGGTTGCCCATGCGCTTTTGTCGTTGTCTGACACTTCAAGCGGCTGCGTCACGAAAAGCAGGCCGTAAAGTAGCGCCAAGGTTGAAACCACAAAAGTTAGCGATAGCGCGCAAGCAACAATAAAGATTAGACGCGCTTTGATCTCTTCGCTGGTCATGCGATGTTCTCGGCGTGGCGCTGGGATTATAGGCATTTAGTCTCGACTGTTCGGGTACTGCCAAGGCTGGCGGTGTCAACTGTAATTGTTGTTGCTGCGCGCAAAGCCTTGTTTTTAGTTAGTGGTGGGCAGTTGACGCGCTCACGGTTTCCGCAAGCAACAAGGATTGACGCAAACAAAAGCGCAACAAATGTAGTGCGCCAAATCATTATTGAACCCGTCCAAGGTTAGTGACTGTAAATGCGCCGGCAATACCTGCGTTTACTACTTCTCTAGCGCTACCGGCTGTGTTGGCCGTCAAAGCAACTGTTATTTGGCCGCTGAAAATGTCGCCTGCAACGCATTTGTATAATGCTACGAAACATTCGCCGCCTACCGTTGTTGCTGGGATAAAAAACGGGTTAAAACTTACTGGCGCAATAAACGGGTTTACCGCTGTTGACCCGTTGAACGTGTAAAAATTGAAGTGCACAATGTTAGATCCAGCCGCAATGTAACTGCTAAAAGTTGCTTGTATTAAATCGCCTGCTGTAGCCGTAATGGTTTTTTCGAAGTTTGTGCTGTCTACGCGCTGTGTGTTTGATGAGCTAGTAATAGTTAAGGCGGTTGTCCGTGTGCCAATAGCGTTATATGTTGCAACCGTCGTTTGCAGCGTGTTCATTTGTGTAGCCGTTAAAACTTGGCCTGTTGTAAAAGTTTGTATTGGCATTAGTACCCCAATTTGTTGTTGTCTAGTTTGCCATAAACGGCATCGTCAAGTGTTAGATAGTTGTTTAGATCTTGCGCGCTTAGATAGAACGTGGCGCTGGCCTGCGACGGGTTGCCGCTAAACGTTGCGCCCTCCAGCACACAGTTAAACACGGTGCCTCGAAACGTGACGGTCACAGTTGAGCCGATCTGATCCATGCCATATGACGGAATATCGCCGTTCTGGGCGTTAAGGCTGCAGGTCACGCTCAAAATGCGCTGTGTAGCTGTGCTGTAAGTAGACAGCAGGTAATTGGCAAAGTCTGTTGCCTGGCTTGTCGAGTTGTTTAACGTGTTCACCAAATACGTGCGAAATGGTGCAACGCCTGTAGACACTGTGGCCTCAGGAAAAGACTCAGGGTCAACAGTTACCTGTGTGTAAAAACTGTCTGCCAAGCTGCTAAAAGATATTTGCTCAAAAATATGGTTGCTGGCGTCGTTTGTGGTGTCGCTGAAATTGCCGTAAAAACCAGTAATTTTGCGGTATGCGTTAACCATCAAAATCCCGTCGCTGATGTCAATGAGTTTGCCATTCATTGTCAGTACGGCCCTGTTTACCCAGTCGCCCCAGGTGCCACTAATCGTTGTGGCTGGGAATGCCTGAGTGCCACCAAAACCGCTGGTTGTGCTGATGTTCAGGCCTGTTTGTGTTGCGCACTGGCCTGCTTGCGCGCTCAAAGTGCCGGCTGTCATTGCGTAACTGTTGCCTTGCACTCGACCAAAGGCCGCAAAGTTTCCCTCGCAGCTCAAAGTAACAAAGTCTGCGTTGCCGACGCCCCCAGAATAGGGGATGCCGTACTGCACCATTGCGTCGGTGATGCGACCAACAAAGAGCTGGCGATATGTGCCAGAGGTGCCGAGCCTCACAGATATGCGCAGCCAAGTGCCTGTGACAAAAAGGGCATTGGGGGTTGTGTAGCCGGTCGGGTAACGCAAAACCACGTTGCCTGTATTAGCGCTGTAAGCGTCTAAAGGCTTTTGGCGGCCATATGTCAAAGACACGTTTTGCACATTGTCAACAACAGTTGTAAGCGTTGCGTAAGTCGCGCCGATCTCTACCTGATATTGGACTATTGCCATTAGAAAATGTTGCTTACCTTGATTGGCACGCTGCCGTTTTGGCGCATGTATGAGCGCAAGGCCTCGACTACTTGGTTAGGGTCGCCGCCATAAACGCTTATGTTTATGTTGTTGTTTCTTTCGGCGATATTGGCGCTGCCGTTGCGGCCTGGGTCGCTTGGCTCAACTGGCTCAGCCATACGGCCTAGAGATATTTCTTGCAACATTTTTATGTCTTTGCCTGGCTTAACAAGGTTTAGGCCGTAAATCACAAGGTTAATTGCTTTAATAAATCCGTTCACCATGCCCTCGATGTAGCCCGCCATAGCGTTGACTACAACGCGCACAACTTCTCTAAAGCCCTCAAATTTTTTGTATGCGTAGATTACAGCCGCGCCTAAAGCGAGAATGCCAGCAGTAATCGCTACCGCAGGGTTCAGCATCATTGCCGCATTTACAGCAAGAATTGAGCCAGCCAAAATGCCCATGCCAGCAATTACAGCTGCAAGAAGTTCAGGGTTTTTTTCTGCCCAGTCTGAAAACTTTTGCACCACAGGTAACAATTTTTCCATGATCGGCAAAAAGGCTTGCCCTATTGACTCTTTGGTTTCGCCAAAAGCAATGCCTAGTTTTTTCATGCCGCCTGCAGCTGTGTTCGCTGCGGCCTCGCCGGCACCACCAAAGTTTGCCTCTAACACTTTTTGCACATCGGCAAGGCTGGCGCCGTCTTTGATCATTGCTTTGATCTCTGGGCTAAGCGCGCCTAACGCTTTCATATTTCCCGCATAGCCTTTTGACAATGCCTCGCTGACATCAACCAGCGGCTTACCTGTCGCTGCGGCTACGTCGGTGGCAAGGTTCATCAGCTCTGTTGCTTTTGTAACGTCTTTAGTTGCAACTACTAACTTTTGAAACGCTGGCCGCGCCTCATCATCCGATATTGCTGCGCTCTTGGCAAGGCTAGAAATGTAAGACTCAACAGATTGCACTTGTGCATCAGTGGCGCCAGTGCTTGCCTTAATTTGTCGAGCCAAGCCAGCCTGTGCCGCCTGGTCTTCTATCGCTGCTTTCACGCTGTCGCCAATAACAGCAGTGACAGCGCCCAATGCTGCAGCCGCTGGTACAGCCGCCTTTTTAATGGCAAATTGCGCTTTTTGCCCTACGGTCTCCAGCTGCTTGAATTCGCGCACAGCACTTTTTATGCCCTTGTCATCAAAGCTGCTGATAATGGGGATGGAAATCATTTGAAGTCCCTGTTAACGCGGTTAATGACGCGCAACGCTGCGCGCTCAATTTCGGTTGTAATAGCGCGTATCTGGCTGTAAACGGCTGGCCCAAAAATGCGGGTGCGGCCATGCGCTGGCGTGTTGCCCAAATTGGTTGCAAGGTTGTTGCTGGTACGTCGGCCTGCGGTCTCAAATATGCCGGTGGCTGCGTCAGTCTGCTGTATGACGATTACGCCATCATTGTTGCGTCTTGTGTCCAATTTGACTTTGACGCCTTTAGACGCCTTTACAGGGTCATATGGGAACAATTTACGGCCATTGCTAGACCACTGTTTAGACATGCCAGACAACGGCACGCCTAAAGTCGAGTAGCGCTGCTGGGCGGCCTGTATTGCCGGCGCGGCTATCTGATTAAGTTCTGCAGCAAACTGTTTGCGTAGCCCAGGCTCAATTTTGTTCAGCGCAGCCACAGCCTCTCGAATACCCACAAGTTCTGTGTTAACTGTCGCTGTCATCGTTGCTGCCTTGCTTTGTTCATAATACTAATGCAAGTGTTCAGGTCAGCGCTCAAAAATTCTATGTTCGGCGGCCAAAAGCCAGTCTCTAAAAGAAGATGACAAAGAGCTAGTCTGTAGCCGCCTGAGTAGGGTTTGAGTCTTCCTGCTCAACAACTTCGGGCATTGCTACCAGTTTTTTGATGAAGTCATCAAAGACAACTGGCACTGTAATGCCCTCTTTTTTGCTGGCCTCCCAAGCTAGATAAGCCAAATCCTCGGCGCCGATGCCTTGCGCTAAGTCTGACATTTTGCGCTTGTATTTACGTTCCCATTGCACAGCGCACCAAAGGTTTGTTGTGACCTGGTGCGGGCCGTCGCCAGTATCGAGTTTTAATGTTATTTGCATGTCTGCCGCCTTGCGTCGGGTTGTTTATGGTGCTGTGATATCGCGCGCGTAGGTTCCGCCTACAAACGACGCGGTAACCATGCTGAGTTCGCCCACAGCGCCGGCAATGGGCGTGAAGTTGACAAGCTGCATGTTAGTAATCGTGTACTCAGGATTGCTTGCGCTTTCCGTGACGCCAGATGGCGAAATAGTCAACTCTGTTGTGCCTGTGCCTAAGTTCGCAAACAGGGTTGCCTCGACTTCACCAGCGCCGTATGACAGGTACATTTCAAGGTCTACTGCAACGGTCTGCAAGCCAGGCACGAAACGATGGCCAGTATCGCCAAAAGCAGTTGACTCTAAACTGTCAACTCCAAGGGTGATGGTTGCGCTACGGCACTGGTCGGTTAAATCAACTTTTGCGCCGCCAGTTGTGGGCGCAAGGTTCACTGTCGGGTTCGTTAGATATGTTGAAGTTGCCATTTTGTCTCCCGTGGTAACACTTCGATATGAATAGAGGGTAGCACTTTTATGCTGTCTGTGCTTGTAAAGCCATTTGCAAGTTGTAACACGGGTAGGTAGCCCCGCCCATTTCAACTGCACCTGGCTGGCCTGACATCACAACAATTGGGCTAGCCAGCACGCTGGCGGCAATGCTCAACAGTTTCTGCAGTACTGGCAGGCCTGCTGGGCCTGTGCCAATGACTTTGATTGGGAACGTCATGCGCACAATGTTGCCTTTGCCGGCGATGGTTTCAAAACTTGGCGCGTCAAGGAACACGCAGTTAGGCACTATTTTTGTGGCGTCATTTACGACGCGCAGGCCTGTCACGGCTTGCAGTGTGGCTGTGACGTCTGCGATTGCCTCGTTAAACAGGTCTGTGTAAGCCATCAGGCAACCTGGGGGCGGTCAATGCCTAGCAGCTGCTTAATAACTGGTGTCATGGCATTAACGTTTGCTTGGCCCATGCCGTCAAAGGTTGCAAAAGTGTCTTGCGTGCTGCCTCGACTACGCCACAACGCTGCCGCATACATGAGCGTGCCCATCGTGACGTCGTGCCCAGGTGAAGTGGTCAAACTGTCTGCGTAGCCTGATTCCTGCCTGCGACGATAGGCAAAATCGTTGCCGGCGTTGCGGGCCTGCGTAAGCAGTGTGTAATCGTCCGATGGGTCGGCAATGTCTATGCCTAAATAGGTTTCTAGCTCGGCGACTGTTACCCAGGTGCAGTTTTGGGTGTAGGTGACGGTGCCGGTATAAATGACGGTGTAGAGCACGTCTGCGCCAGTGCAAGCAAACAAGACTTGGTTTTCTCTGGGCACATTGGCGTTGAACAACAGCGCGCCTGACTCGCCGTCAACGCCGATGTACTCGTACAGCGGTATGTCAAGCACAGTAAACGTACCGTTAAACGGCGCGCCCAAACTGCCAACAGTTACCTGCTGGCCCACAACTATTTCTGTGGGTTCCAGCGTTTGTATAACTGCGTAGTTGTCTAGCAGTTGTTTGCTTTGTGTTCCGTAAACAGCCACAGCTGCTCCGCCTTTCTAATTAGGCGATTACGATTCCCTGAATAAAGCTCGACTTGGCAACAAATGTTGCAAAGTAGCCGTAGTAGGAGAATGTGCGTGACAGCGTAGATGGGTTTGCAATGCTCAAAATGCCTTGCTGTGCTTCGTAAATCTCAAAGCCTGGTGCGTAAACCACAAGCATTGTGCCACTGGCGAAGTTGTTGTCAACTACGAGCTGCAAGCCCATCACGTCCATGCCGGTGTACTGGAGGCCGCCTACGCGACCGATGCTGTTTTGCCCAATGACGCCGTTTGTGGTGTAACCCAAAATTGGGCGCTTTGAGCCGTCGAGCTGTGAACCCAACTTTTCCCACACGTCTGGGCTTACGCAAAGGTGTGTTGGGAAATAGTTGCTGTCTTCGGTAATTTCGCGTGCTGCGTCGTATAGCGCGTTAATAAGCGAGGTTGGGTTGTCAGCCGTGACAGTCCATGTCGAGCCTGACGCGGTCTTGCCGCTTACCAAGTTGTCGGCTGCAATGTTGTCAGTCGCAATGAGATACTCGCCTGCAAGGTCATTGAGAATGAGGTTCATAGACGATGGGTCTGTGAAGTCCATGTCTTGCATTGTCAAAGTGACTTGGCCAGCAACAGTTGTTTTGGTAACTGTGTTTGAGGCAATGACCATTGTGGTTGCGCTTACTGCCGAGCCCTCAGTTTGGGTTGCTGCACTGGTGTGCGTGGTGATGGTTGGGCGAATAAACGTTTTACTTGGGGTGTTCGGCATTGCGCGTGCACCAAAAGCGCTGACAACTGGGCGTACAAAGTTCAGGTCTTGGAACAATGGGCCGAGCACTGGTACTGGCAAAAGGCCTGGCGTGTCAGTTGTGAGAACGTCGCCGGCAGCTGCTTGCAATGCTGTCTGCTGTGAGCGCACTGCTTCTTTGTATGCAGCGTTGACGTTTTGGAATGTGTCGCCGCCAGCGTGCATTGCTGCTAAGTATTCAGCAGGGGTTGGCATTGCAAATGCGC